ATCAACAGTAAAAATTCCTTCAACTGGATAAGGTTGTGAACTCTTCAAACATTCCTCTAATTGAATAGGACCAAGTTCCATTAGCATTTGATTGGCATCTTTTATGCCCTCTGGAAATGATACTATATTACATCTTTCTCTACCTAATCTCCTACTTATTTCCTCAAGAAGAACCCTACCATTGGTATCATTATCTGAGCAAATATGTATCTTCTCAACTGTATCAAAGTAACTCCAACAGTTGTCAAGATAACTGAACTTGTTGTCATAGTTTTTTGTGCCTGGATTTGGTGCTCCATCAGGAACGCTAACACAGTTTGTTATACCAACCTCCTCTAAAGAAAGCTTATCCATCTCTCCTTCTACTATATATACTTCATTACAATCTTGTATATCATCTAAACCGTAGAATATCTTCTCGGCATTCTTAGTTTGTTTAAAGTTTTTCTCTGAGTCTCTGTATTTAATATTTATTAATTCATCATCTCTATAGTAGTTAAAGTTTATGGTATTCCTTTCCTTACCTACTTGAGGCATGTACTCACATGATTGAGTAATCTTGTTTCTTATAATTGTACCAGCAGATATTCCTCTAGACTTGAACCATTCATATAATTTATCTGAAAGGTTTGTTGCGTTACTAGCAGTAGGCCTCTCATACTTTTGCTCCTTTGAGCCCATTGTTCTATGACTAACTATTATTCCTGAGTCTCCACAATGATGACAAATGTAAGCTCCGCTTTCAGCGTTAATTGCTAGGCACTTTTCTTTTGATTTTTTTCTATCTGTAGAGCAAGACCTACATACGGCTCTTATCTCTCCCTCTGTTTTGTTTATTGTAATTTGGTCGTTGGCTAAACTCATTACTAAAATAATTCTTCGTGGTTAAATTTTTCTTTCTCTTTCTCTTTCTCTTTTAAAGGCTCATCTTCCCAGTATTTTCCGTTAAGCCAAGTCAAAGGGTTTTTTCTGTACTTTACATCTGGTGTATCCTTAACATACTTAGGTACTGACTTTATTATCTCACTCATAGTAGATATACCAAACTTCATCCATTTCTCTAGACATTTACTATAACCTATCTTCTTCTGATACAACTCCCAGAATGTGTCAAATAGTTCTCTTTTATCATCAGCAGTTGTAGAAGATTTCTTTGTTTTTACTTTGTCTATATCTACAACAGATAGCTTTTTACAAATCTTATTAAATTCTTCAATACAATCATCTTCACTTTCAAAAACTATATCATATGTTTCCATTGCTCCACTCAAAGAGATAGTAATGATATAAGTATCCATTTCGCAAAGTAATATCTTAGTTGTATCAATGAATGTGTTTTTTACCCTCAGCAACATATTACTTTAATTTTTTATGATTATCATCTACTTCTATTACAGAGTAAGTGTAAGGACATAAATCTTTTATCTTCCTTATGTTTATTCTTATCTCTTTTCTTATTTTTTCTATTTCTGTTTTAGTACTATCAACCCCTAACTTAGCGTTAAGAGATGCGTTTTCTCTTAGTAAACCATCTACTCTAGAGATGTATTTTCTTTTTAAATTACTGTTCTGTTTCATCCCAATTAAGTTTAAAAAATCCTTTTTCTTTTGATTTAGGCTCACTATTTGTGAACTCTATAAATGGAGGTTCTTCATTGACAACCCACTTGTAGCATATATTATATAATCCCTCAGCTAACAATGATTTTAATTCATCATCAGTAACAGTTTCATCTATTATCTCTATCTCTATCTTAACCTTCATAATTAATGTAATTAGAAGGGAGGCTACCGATGTAGTCACTCCCCTCTAATAAACAACAAGGGTATTTCTTAGAATGGTAAACCATCGTCTGAAGCAGCAGCTTTTGTTGTAGCTGTCTTCTCTTCAGGCTTGTAAGTGTTAACCTTTACGTAGTGAGTTTTTCCGTATTCATTCTCTCCATCTCTGTTACCAGCGATTGTAAGATTGATGTACTTTTCTCCTTTGTAGTCATAAACATGTTCTTTAATCTTACCTAAAGAAACACTAAAGTTTACAATAGAAGAACCATCTTCAAATACTACTTCCTTTCCGTTTCCACAATAAATCGTTTCTGATTTCATAATTCAAATAATTAATTATTAATAATATTACAAAGTTGATTATACTTAAAATTAAGTATTGAATACTTGTCTTTGTATTCCAAGCATTTTTCTTTAAGAAATTCTATTTCTTTATTTAAACTCTCTATGTATGTTATCTGATTAGAGAAATCATACAAGTCTAACTTTTCTTTTATCAATGCCTCACATTGATTGTAAACTACCTTATATTCAAAATCAGTTTCTAAGTATCTTTCGTGATTTTTAAGGTAATGTATAACTGTAGCATGGTCTCTCATTATTAGAATACCTATTCTGCTCTTGTTATAATTAGTATACTTTCTTAAAAAGTGAGAGTATAATACCCTTGAGTCTACTATATTTCTGTTTCTTTTTTTACTCTTTATATCATCTATAGATACTTGACAAACTACACAGATTACATCCATTATTCTGTCGTGTAATTGCTTTATCTCATCAACATCTATTGCTTCCTCGTTTAACTCGGCCATATAACTACTAATTTATTATTCATTATTTTTATTATTTGCGTATGAACCTAGAAGTACTCCTACAAGCAAAACTCCTAAGAACGCTAAAACTGTTATAGAATCTACCATCATAAAAACATTTTTTTAAATCCGTAATCATCTGAAACATCCATAATTTTATTAATCTTTCTAGCTTGTTTAACACTAAATAATGAAGGCTCATTCAGATACTTCCTTAATGTTGGTAATGATATGTCGGTCATCTTTGAAAGTTTATTTCTAGATATACCTTTTAATTGCATCTCTGCTGTCAATCCATTTTCTTTTCTCATAATTTTGTTTTTATAATTCATCTATCCAAGTAAATTCATAAGGCTCTTTATTCTCTTCAACAAAGTAGTCTTTATACATTCCTAATAAGTGTTTATACTTAGCTCTTCCTCCAGACATGAAGTCATCACCACAACTATAAACCCCTATGTTGTAAGGAGCAGATTTTTCTATCACTATGAATATAAAATTCTTAACTCCGAAGGCATCAGAATAAAATGCAGATTGCCTGTCGTATCCCCACTTGTAAGCGGAGTTCCTAAATCCTCTTGGTGTAGCATCTTGAGTAGTTTTTATATCCATGATATATCCGTCTTCAAGATTAACCCAGTCAGCTTTACACTTGCAAAGAACATTGGTGTCAGGGTCTTCCCAAACCATAACATCTTCTGGGGTTCCTTTAGATAGCAGTTCGGTAGCCTCATTGCAAGAGTATATTCTGTTTCTCATACCAATTAAACTGTACCATTCAACTGGTGTAAGAATGAGCTTACCTTCATTCTCTTCAGCAAACTCTTTAGCCATAGCCTTGCCATCTTTGGTGCGCTTATCCATCTTAGGCTCCATAACAACAAGTTCATCGAACTTATCTTTTTCTAGGATACATAAGTGGAAAGCTCTACCAAAAATGAGTGCTCTTGTTTCTTCTCTCTCTGAAGGGTTGTCTTTGTAGTGTTGATAGTGAGCTGGACTCACTGCAATTTTACCTAACTGTGAGTTAGTAACAAAGTCAAAATCAGAGTAGTAAGCCGAGTCATCGACAAACTTCTTGATAAACTTTTCGAACATTACGCTAAAGCTTGACTAATTAAATCAGACTGAGGTTTAGTCAATGTGTAATTAGAAATCTTACCCTTAACTACATCACCTTTACCATCTTCAATAGCCTTCAACATAGCCTCCAACTGAGGTGCTGTTAATTTAGGCTTAGGTGAAGACTTAGGGTTTACTGGAGCCTTCTTCTTAGATACGGCAGTTTTAACCTCATCAGCAGAAGCTACAGATGTGTCTATACCTATACCAAAGTTACCAAGAACTCTACCCCAAGCAGAAGTTTCGCAGTTCTCAATAAAGCTAGTCTTGTTGATATAACCATCTGCTTGTGTCTCGTGAGCGTGTGCAGTAGCCATAAGTATTCCATCAGAATTTACTATGCTAGCTTTAAAAACACAATGCTGTTCGGTAGCCTGAACAAGCTCTGTTACTAAGCAGTAATTAGGATAATTCTGTCTGAAATGTTTGAGTCTTTCGTTTACTGGGATATACTCTTTCCCTTTGATGTTGATTGTTTTCATTGTTGTTAAATTAAATTAAATTGTCAGCAAATATAATAAAAAAGATTTACATCTGCAAAATTATTCCGTAGTGTTTATTTCTGTTTTTATTTCGTGTATGATTGAACAAATTTCATACTCTTCAATTTTAGTAAAGTAATCAATCAGATAATTCATTATTATATTTATCTCCTTATCTTTACCAAAGTCATCGAATAAAGTTTTAATAGCATCAATGTTATTTACTATATAGATATACATTTCCTCTTCAAGAACATATTCTTCCATGTCTTGATATTCAGAAATTGTGTCCATTACTATCCTAAATATTAATGGTCTCAATTTATTCATTGATTTTTGTGTCTCTTTATCCATGATGTTATTTTAATTAAAGGTAGTAAAAATATCATTGATAAGAAAGTAAACATAGTTACAAAAAATAAAAAGAAAAAGAATGTATAGGATATTACTGTTACTATTATTTCAAACATATTTCCTCTCTCCATTTTACAAATTCTATCATATTTTTTAACTTCTTTATATTGTGTGTAGATAACACAATCTTATTCCAATTTCTGTTTTCCTCAATAGAACTATTAAGCATAGCTTTTAGTTGTAATGACTTAACATTATCTACGTTGTTTGATTTATCTCCCTCTTCCATCTTTTGTTCTTTGTTTGTGTGTCCAACCAGTTAATAGGTAATAGTTATCCCAAGATATTTTATTTTTAAACCTGTTGCTTTTATTGTAGTATTCAATCATATTCTTTACAGTAACATCTTTTCTTTCTACAACTTTATTATATTCATTTTTCATCTTCTAATACTTGTTTTTTGACTTCAATAATTAAGTCCATCATGTTATCATACACAATGTCTATATCATCATTGTTTGTCCAATTAATTATTTCTTTCTCGTATTGGTCAGCTGTCCTCAGTAACCTATTGAACTTCATTTTAACTACTTTGGAGTGAACTCCCTTTAAGTTATACAGCTGTTCATTAAAGCATCTAAATATAGCTATTAATAAATTAAGCTCTATTGTTTGTTCTTTTGTCATTCTTCCATTATTTATATAATTTCTAGCTTACTTATATGGTCTACAAAATCATACCACTCCCCTCTCTCAGAGTGTATAACATTATCTTCTCCCAAAGCAACCATAAATCCTTTATCGCCTAAGTCATCAATACATTTATTGACTGCCATAACCTCTTCAAATTCATCATACCATTTTAGAAAGTCTCCTACCCACATAATCCAATACTCTGTGTAAGTTATTTTATTATTTTTTTTATCAAACTCGCTCCAACTGTAAGTCTTTTCATACCATCTGAACGTGTTTTGCGGGTCATGTTCTTCTAAAACTTTATCCATTTTATCTCTTGAGTCTTTCCTAACTCCAAAGATTACTTTACTTCTGTATCCCATATTATTTAATTTAGTTTAATGTTAATTTAGTTTTAATATTCTATTGGTTGTATTTCTCCATCTAATTCTTTAACTATATAAAAATTGTCATCATCATTCAATCCTTCTAAAGAATTAAGAAATTCTTCTGCATCTTTTATGCTGTTAAAATATCTAGTATAATGTTCATTATCATCTAGGATAGTTAATCCTGTCCAATAATCTTCTATAAAATATCGTTCCATATTTAATTTAGTTTAATGTTAATTGTTAAGAATAGTAAGGTAAGAGCTTGGTGTCGCAACTGACTTCACTCTTATTAAGTGTGTATAGCATACGCTACTCATTACACACCTTACTATTAATTATTTCTTGCTTGTTCTATTAACTCCTCTTCTATTGAGTCAGTCATCATTAAGTCAAAGTACATGTCTGTAATATCTATACCATTATATTCGACTTTCTTTATTTCTAAATCTTCTTCTGGCGGTTGCTCCCAACTTCCAGTATCCGAATAATATCTGTAATATATTTCTATCGTATAAGTTTCTTGCTCTATACAATAGCTATCTTCTACTACTCTTTTCATATGTTATATATTAAGTTATAAATTATTGATATTGTCATAGCTATTATACCTAAATACATAACAACGTATCCTAAAATTTCTCTCTTATTTTGTTTTTCTGCTTTCATTTTGTCATTTGTAATAAGGTTAATCTTTTCTCTTTTTCGTGTAAAGATAGGTTTTCCCAATCACTTGGCTTTATAATTCCATCGGTAGCAAATACTATTCTAGCTTTTGCTTTTACTTTACTCTCTCTGTCCTCTACTGACATATCAGTCAATAGCATGAACATCTTCATCATATCTAAATTGTTACTCATTGTTGTTATTTAATTGTTTAATTACTTCTACTGCTTGTAGATAAACTTCTTCTACGCTAAATTCATATGGATTAGTTATCGTTCTCCACAATCCACGAACATTAGGAGATACATGTTGTTCGTTTATCTTTTTTAATACTGGCATGAGCCAATCCCAAGACTCTGCATAACGTAAGCCATGCAAGTCTCTTACACCACCACCAATCCAATCATACATTGGGTTAGTTGATGTACCTACATTTTTAAATCCCATAAATTCTGAGATAATTTCATTATCTTCTTTAAACCTGTGTTTCATAGTTGTAAAATTAAAATATTGCTACTTTTTCTATTAATTCACTTGTGTATTTAGCTACAAGTTTTTCTTTGTAGTTTTTAGCTAGGTCTTGTCGGTACTTGAGCTGCATTGCTGAAGGAGAGCTAGACGTAAAGTATTTACCTCTGTTTGCGTGTAAATCACTACTGTAATCGCTATAATCAGTGATGTAGTCAATGTAGTTTGGAAGCTTACCTCCTAAATACAGAGCTATTTCTCTGTGAATTTCAAACATTTCTTTTGCTTTCTCTTCGATGTATTTATTAGCTTTTAATTCTAGTTGTCTTTGAATTTCATTAGTAGTTTTCATAATAATTAATTAAATTGTTAATAACTTTTATTGTTTGTGCTTGTTTTTATATTGACTTTGTAAGTTTATTCCCATAACTTTGCCTTGCTATTGTGCTGTATAGTATAACACACCGTTTACTTTACACGAGTTCTTTTTTTAAAGAAAAAAAAATCTCTCTCAGTGAGCCTTGCGAACGGTGGCGAAGCCATAGTGATGTCCCATTTAACGCCCTAGCTATATTCATTTTTTTCATCTGTATGAATATTCTTTTCTTCTATTCTTATATTGATTGCCTCTTGTATCTTTCTACCCATATCCAATACGTTTTCAGTTTCCGCCATACTCAAGTTGTAATGTTCTGCAAACTTTTCTGTTGAAAGGTAGTTGTTGAACCAATCTAGGTACATATCGTGTAATTGCTCTTTGTTGTAATTCATTTTGTTTTTAGTCTAAGTTTAACAAATTCATCTTGCTTTTTTTCTTCCTCTTCAATAATCTCTTCTATATAGCTAGCTATCTTATGGCATACTTCTATTTGTGATTGTACTATCATCTCTTCTATTCTACCAGAATGATAACTATCGTAGTGAAAGTCTCCGCTATCTACATTTTCTAGCATTCCTTTTAGTTTGTGTATTCTATCTTGCATGATTGTAGTATTCATTTTTAAATGTATTAATTAGTCCTCTTCCGTAGGCGGTATGAAATCCGTATGAATGTGTACCACTCATAGGTTCGTTCTCTATTATAAGATGGAATAAATCCTCCACATCTACATCATATTCGTTGGCTGTATAGTCTAGTGCTAACTCCATACTATCGGCACAATGTTGCATATGTCCGTAGTGTCCTTCTATGTAATCTTGTATTTCTTCTGCATTCATAATTTAATTGTTTTAAAAACGAGTTTCAGTTGTGGTCGACTG